TGAAAAACCACCACCTCTAATATCTTTACTGTACTTTAGACTTTGAAGATCAGATGTTAGGTCTTTTAACATTATCCTGGTAAGTTATCTACGTATTTTGAAGGGGTTTTACCATCTAAATCTAATGTTGATGGAGCTGGTCTATTATCTATATTTGGGTTACCATTAATAGAATATTGATCATGTAATTTAGAGTCAATTAATTTACCTAAATTATTTTGTGTTTCACCTTTTGTACCTAAAGTAGATGTTATTTGTGTTCCTAAAATTGCCATAATTTTAATTTTTGTTTATTATAAATATTTTATATTGAATACTTCCTTGTATTAACTGCTAACGACGGTTGTAATCTATTTGATACCCTACCACCGTCTAAGTTAATTTGTGCTTGTGATGCTCCGTCTCTTACTGCTTTTGCGATAGCTGCTACATCGGTTTGTGATAATCCAGCGTTTCTTCCTCCTCTAGCAATTCCTGGTCCTACTAAAATATCATCATTTGCTGTTCCTTGAAATAATCCCCCTTCTCTTGTTGATATAATGGGTCCTTTACCAGCTTCAAAAATACCATCCCCCATATTTTGATATTTTCTAGCCGCTGCAAAAACTGCTGCACCTGCTGCTAACGCTGGTAGTAACATAAGTGGGTTTCCTAAATTTCTAATGGCAGCTAAAGCTGATTCCATTGTTAATTCTCTGCCCTTAAGTGCATTTACAATTGCTTGTCTTGCCGCAATTGCACCCAATGTTACTTTATAAACACCTAAAGCTGCTAATCCAGCGGCAATTTGTGCTGTGAATTTTGATGCAAAAGTAACAAGACTAGCGAACATTTCTAAAGGCCCTGCTAACGCTTGTGTTATTTTATTTATAGAATCTGATATTCCTTCTGTAACTGTTAATTGTTTAAATTGTTCTGAAGTAAGACCTGTAGCATTTTCTCTTTGTTCATCAGATAATGTACTTAATAAATCAGATTGCATTACCATATCAGCCATTTGTTGTCGGCTCATACCCAATGCTCCTGCTATCGCTTCCTGTTCAATTCGGGTAGCATTAGCAAATGAATTTATTATTTGTTCATTATTACCTATTTCTTTTGTTAGTCCAGTTAAATCATTAGTTAAGGCAAAAAATCTTGCTCTCTCTAAATTTAACTGTTTACCTGTAATAACTTCAGCTTCAAATTCAGCAGCAATAGATGATTCAATATCTAATAAACTTCCTGCAATATCATTGACTTGTTCTAAACTTAAACCTAATTTGTTTGCCTCAAGTACTGCCTTCCCAATTTCTGTAACTGAACTTCCTAAAGATACTGCTATATCATTAGATACATTAGCAGTCTTTTCTAAAATTTGTTGTTGACTAAATGCTGATGGTACAGATGCAATTAAAGCATCTGCAGATGCAGTCATGTTTTGATTTGTAATTTTTGAAAACTTAGATAAATTAAGAGTAGCATCTGTAGATAAACCCATTAATTTAGAAAATTCAGTAGCTGCTTGTAAAGTTTCAGCTGAGAAAACTTCTTTGGTGTTTAAACCTAATTGTCTAGTAAACTCTATTTGAGTTTTTATTAAATCTATACTAGTAATTAATCCATCATTAGCTAAACCAATTCCTATAGCACTTTCTCCTGTTAATCTTCTAAATTCAGTTTGTTCTGCATTTAATTGAAAAAATGATTTAACAGTTAAAGCCGCTAAACCAGCCATTATAACTCTTACTTGGGTAAGTCTACTAATTAATTTTGTAAAAATTGCAATTGTTCCATTAAAACCATCCCCTGCTGATAAAGCATCTTCTTTAATTTCTTGAAATATACTACTAGCTAATCCTCCTAAACCAGGAATTGCACCTAATACATCAACAATTTCTGATGCAAATCCTAATCTTTCACTAACTTTCTTATATTGTAAAGCTAATTTTTCAGCTTCTTTTGTATTTAATTGATTTAATACATATTGTTGTTCTAAATTACTTAAACCCTCAAATAAAATTTCAGCCTCTACTTCAGCTAATTCTAATTTATCTTTTTGGTTTTGGAATTGATCCTCACTAATTTCTTCTCCCTTCTGTATTAAATCTATATATGAATCAAATATTGCTACTTCTTGTCGTAATGTATTATATGCCTGAAGAGTCTGATCAGCTCCATTTTTTCTTTCTTTTTGTATACTTTTTGAAAGTGATTCTTCAATTTTAAGAGAATTACTAATTAACTTTTGGGTTTTAACTATTTCTCTATTTAATTGGTTAGCTGAAGTAAATTGGTCTGTTGTTTTTTTAAGTTGTTGAGTTATATCTTTACTTAAATTATAAGTATCTTTTTCAATTTCAGATAATTTAGTTCTGATTCCTAAAGTTTCTTTTAAACTTTCAACAAGACTATAAGAGTAATCTAGATTAGCTTTATTGTAATCTACTGTCTCTTTTAGTTTTTCATTATAATTTTGTTGATTCTTAGTTTTTTCGTCAGCCATAATAAGGTTATATCATATATAAATATAAAAAATGCCTACTTTTTAGTAGGCATTGAACTATTATAAACATTAGATGGATTTATATCTGGTCTATTTATTTTAGAATTGTTTTTAAGAGTATTAGTAGATTTATTATGTGCTTCTTCCTTTTTTTTATAATATTCTTCTAATTTTTTATAAGTAAAATTTCGAAGCCAAATAGGCATATTATAAATAGTATCCCAATTATAACCTCCTTGACCATGAAATACTATTTCGTGGATTTGAGAAAATAAATTTTGTCTATACTCTGCTGTCAGGCCAAAAAAAGGTAAGGTCAATCGGTATCCTAATGCCCTCCTCTACATCATCGCCAGTATATATCATTTTTACATCAGGAGCTACTCTTCTTATTTCCTCACGAAGTTCTCTTGAATCTCTGGCTAATAAATAATTATCTACAAATTCTCTTATTGATTTTTTTTCTCTATCCCCATCTACAGAAGTTATTATATATTTTAATCTTGTTGTATTTTCTGGAGGTACACCTTTAGTTATTTTTTTTAAACCTTCTATCTCTCTATCAATAGATTTTTCATCCCCATGTGTTAATAATTTAAAAGAAATTGAATTTTTTGAATATGGTAAAATAAAATCAAATTCATTTATACCTTTTTCTTTTAAATCTTTAGAATTTAAAGTTTTATCTTCTAATGTAGTTAAATCAACTGATATTTTTTCTCCTCCATAAGAAAATTCATAATCTTTACCATAACCTAATACACGAGATGCTATTAATAATGCATTTTTATCACCAGTAATTAAATCATTGTAATTTATTTTTGTTACTATTAATGATTCTAATAATTTATCTAATACGATACCTTTTTGAATATAATTTTGATTAGTTAAAATATCCTCTTCTTTGGCAGTCATATATTTCATTTCCAATTTACCTGACGATAATGGATTATCCTTAGGATATATTAATCCTTTAGATGGTAATTCAACNNTTTCNGTTGGGAATTTAAATTTTGATTCTGTAACTTTTTCTTCCATACTTAATAACTTATTTTTTTTACGGATATAAATATATAAAAAANAAAAATGGTGCCAAAATAGGCACCATTCTCAAAGGTATGGAGGGTTGGGTAATTAAAAGTTTAATATACAATAATCCATTGCAATAGTGATATCTAAGTTGACAGCTGCGTCAGCTGACCAATCATANTCACCAAATGTAGCAGTTTTAACGTAAGCTCCTTTGATAACCCATTCGCTTACTACGTCTCCTACTGGACCTAATATATCTAATGTTAAATCTTTTTTATAGAAATCTGAATATCCATCTCTACCAGTTACACTTTCGTGTGCTAATCTTGCCCATTCCATTATAGCTTGAGCTCCTGATGGAGTTACTGGATCATATAGACCTAAAGTCATATCATTCCATCTAACTTTTCCTTTTATTTTTCTATACACATTCATGTGATCAAGAATGATTTCACCTGATTCAAATCCGGGTGCCGTTGCATTTTTAATTAAGTATGCTGGTACACCGTCAACGTAGAGTATAAATCTATTTTGAACTTTTGGTTCAAAGGCGGTGAACATTATTTCGTTAGGGTCTAATACTGCCATTTTCTATTGTTTATTATAAATATTGCCTTTTTTATTTTTTAGAATTCAACTCCCGTTGGTGTTACGTTAAAGTCTAATATAATGTATTCAGCCGTTTTAGTTGGTTGGATAAATATTTGTCCTACCATTTGATTTCTATCAATCACTTCAGCTGTATTATTTGTATCATCCATTACTACTCTATAAGAAAATAATCCTTGTCTTTGTTGNATAGATTCTAAGAATGGATTTACTTGGTTTATAAATCTATTTCTAGTAGCTGCTGTATTTTGCTCAAATAATAATGTATTTCCAATATCACCAATTACTCTTTTTAGTTCAATTAATAATCTTCTAACATTTACTCTATCTAAAGCAGTTGCTGCAGTTTGTAATGTTTTCTGACCAAATACTACTGTTCCATTTCCTGGGAATTGAGCTATTGGGTTAACTTTTGCTAAATATAATTTATCTCTATCTGCCGGAGATAATTTTCTTTCAGTAGTTATTACACCACCTACACCACCTCTATTAAATCCTGCTGGAGCAAACCATTCAGCACCTAATCTATCATTTGTAGCATATACTCCTGGCATTACTGTTGAAGCCGGTACAAAAACTAATTTACCAGTTTCAGTTCCTAGTACTTGAACCCATGGCCAATAAGTAGCAGCATAACTTGAATCAACCGATGTTGCTGAAGTTACTGCTTGACTTAATGTTGAACCATAATTTCTAGTATCAATTATTGCTATAGCATCACCTCTTTGTGTAACACAATCAATTGCTGAATTTGCAGCAACGTTTCCATTATGGATTGTTACACCTGGTATGGTTAGTATTTCAAAATCATACTCATCTGTATTTTTTAATAAGTCTAATGATGCTGTATAGTAAGCTGCTTCTAGTCCTTGAATTGAAGAAACATCTATTTCATCATACATTTTTAATCTTGTATTTCCATTAGCACCTTTTCCAAATACGCTACC